CCAGCCTGACCAGCTTTGAGATCACACCTTATTCCTTTGACCAGCAGCTTGATGGCTCAAGGGTGTTTCAGCCTTACTATAACTTTCAGCCACATGGTGCGACGCTTGATCCGTCTGGCATTACTGGATCGATCACTGTCACAACAAGTGTGCCTTACTTCACGCCAGATCATGTCGGCGTTGTGCTTTTGTATAACCAGTCTGAGATTGAGATCACCGCATACACCAGCGCAACGGAAGTTACTGGCACTGTCATTGATGAATTGAAGATACGCCTTGCTGTGCAGAACCCACTGCGCACATCGGCTGGCAGTAGGACGGTTGAAGTTACGCATATCGATCACGGTTATTCTGGCGGTGAGGTTGTTATCATTGAGGATGCTTCTGCGACTGGCGGAATTAACACTGGCAACTTGAATGGCAGTCGCACTGTTGCTGGCATTGTCGATCAAAACACTTGGTACTTTACAGCTGGTGGTATTGCATCTTCCGCTGAAGATGGCGGCGGCTATGTAAAGTTGAGTACTCATAGTGCAACGGCTGATTGGTCTGAGCAGTCTTTCTCTGCGGTTAGAGGGTATCCCTCTGCCGTTGTTTTCCATGAGAACAGGCTTTGCTATGGCGGAACGCTGGCCCAGCCTGACACCATCTGGATGTCACAGATCGGCGAGTTCTTTAACTTCGATGTCGGTGAGGCTGCGGACACTGACGCTATCTCAATCGTTGCGGCTACTGGTCATGTGAATGAAATCAGGTACATGGTTTCTAACCGTGACTTGCAGGTCTTTGGTGCGGCTGGTGAGCTTTATATTCCAACGTATCTAAACCAAGCAATCACCCCGACGAATGCTCAGATCAGATTGCAAACACCGTTTGGCTGCAACTTTACCCAGCCAGTCTCGATTGATGGAGCGACTGTATTCATTCAGAACGGCGGCAATGTTGCGAGAGAGTTTCTCTATACTGACAGCGAAGATGCTTACACCTCCACTGCAATATCAACGCTGGCATCGCACCTTATGGTTTCGCCTAAGTTCATGGCTGTCTCGCACGGTGGCTTTGATAGCCCAGAATCATATGCTCTCTTGAGCAATGGCAATGGTGACTTGGCTTTGTTTAGCTCCAGCCGCGCAGAGCGCAGAGCTTCTTGGTCGAGGGCTACGACTGACGGAACCTTCTTGGCTGTTTCTGCGGTGCATGATCGCATGTTCGTAAACATACTGACGCCTTCTGGTGATGTTGTTCTCTGTGAGTTTGCTGCTGAGATTGGATTGGATCGGTATGTCACTGGTACGATTACTGCCAACTACCTTGATGTCAGCGACCTTTATGCTGTTGGGGATGTGGTCGATGTCTTGAGTGAAGATGGCTTGTCTTACTATGGCCAGCGCACTGTTGTTCTTAACGGTGGCGTCGAAAGCATTAACCTTGAGGGCTACACTAGCGTTGCCCATGCAGGCAAAGCATTTAGCGTTGAGATCGAGAGCAACCCGATTGATGCTAACTCAGCAGACGGCTCTATGACTGGCGAGATTCGCGGTGTTAGCACTGTGGTTCTAGACCTGCGGGATGCCTTCTCAGCCAAGGTTAATAATAGGGATATACCTTTGAGCACTCCATTCGGCGGCAAAAAAGAGTATCGCTTGCTTGGTTATAACCGCGATCCTGTCATTACCATTTCCCAGAATAGCCCACTTCCATTGCAGGTTAATGGATTTGTTTCGGAGGTCATTATCTAATGGACCCATTAACTATGATGATAATTGCCACTGCGGTCTCTGGCGGGGCTAAGGCTGGCGCTCAGATATTCGCTGGTAATAGTGCGCAGCTGGCATCGGAAACAAACGCCTTTAACATTGAGACGCAGAAGAAGCTGTCTCAAGCTGAGGCGCTTGATCGTCACAATCAAAGGCTTGAGGTCTATCGTTCCAACCTTTCCTCCAACATTGCTGCGTTCTCGGCGATGGGACGTGACGTTGGCTCTGATCGTTCCGTTTCTGCATTCCTTGAAAAGCAAAGACGGATTGCCACTGATGACACTGCAAGGTCTGATTTCATGGGGGCAATGGAGTCAATGAAACTTGGTCAAGAGGCAGCGACTACTCGAGCAGAGGGTTATGCTGCGCAGACTGCTGGTTACATTGGGGCGTTTACTACAGTTGCCTCAACCTTTTCTCAGATGGCCCAGCTTGGTGCTGGTTCGTCTGGCGGCACTCCTCAGTCTGGTGCTCCAACAACTTCACCGCGTCCGATAGCAAGAGGTCAGGCAGCGCCTAGACGCTCTATGGGCGCTACAGTTTCAAGTTACCTTCAGCCAAGGGGATAAGAATGGCAGTCATTAGAGAGAGCCGCCAATTTGGAATTGGAAAGATTGGCGTAGCTCGAGCATCCCGTGGCGGCGAGATCGTTGGTGAAGCGGTCGCTCGATCAGCGGATCAGCTGAATGAGATATTCTACCGCAAGGCAGCACAGGCTTCTGAGGAGGCTGGCTTGAAGAAGGGGGCTGCTGTTGATCGTGAGAAGGTAATCACTATCAATCCGCAGACTGGTGCTCCAGAGGCCTATGAGACGCCAGAGGGAATGGGTTCCATTGCCACGTCTGCATACCAGCGCGTGGTCATGCGCAGATTCCAGCAAAGCATGGAAGACGAGATACGCGACAAGGCCAAAGAGCTATCGGTTCAGTATGAAGATAATCCCAATGGCGTTGGTCTCTATGAGTCAGCAATGTCTGACTATATTGCGTCAATGTCCAATGTTGCTCAGGACGAGTTCAAGGGTTTCATAACTGACGTTGGTACAAGCTATCTTACATCGACCAGCACCAACATGGGCATTGCTCAGGTGCGTCGTGAGCGGGCTGCGGCAAGGGCCTCCCAAGCTGCTGCGATTGAGGATGGCCTAAACAACATTGAGATGATGGTCGCCCAGATTGGACCTTCTGCATTGGAAGGGCCGACTGCTGTTAACGGGGTAATCGGTTCTGTTGCTGCGGCTGCAAACGATGGCGCTGAGGCTGGCCTGTTTGGTCCTAATGAAATTGCGCGGCACGGGCGCAAGGGTCAGCTTGCAGTGGCGAGGGGTTTGATCCGCTACGCCTCTTCGCAGACTGATGACCCTGATGATCTTCGCCTTTTACAGCAAGCCATTGGTACGCAGAACCCAAGTGCAGTTCCCGCTCAGTTTTCAGAGGTTGCGGATGTGCTTCGCAGCTTTGGTTCTGACTACTCAAGCCTATCAGACCTAGAAAAGTTTTCTGATGGATTGCTTTCTGATGCGGCGCAGTACGCTGAGGTTGTTCAGTCTCGCGAGGTAGAGGCGCAAGAAGCTGAGAATGCTCGAGTTGTTTTTGCAATGCAGAATAATCTTGCAGGGCAAACTCTTGCAGAGAAAGGCTTTGCCCTTACTAGAGGCCCGCTTGCAGTTGCCAAACGTGCTGGCAATGAATGGGAACGCCTTACACGCAGCGCTGGTATTGAGTTGTCCAATGGCAACAATGATATTTCAGATCAGATTATTGAGCGGCGCAATGCTGCTCTAAGTGCTCAGGCAAGTGGCATCTATGCCCGCGCTCTTAGCGGCTTGGGTACTGGGGATACCGATGCGCTTGAGAACGCAATCGTAAATCGCAATCCAATGCTTGCGCCAGAGAGTGCTAGGCTTGAGTTGAACGCGCTATTCCGAATGGAAGCAGCAACTGGCCAGCCAGTTCTAGATGACTTTATGAGCGAGATCAGCGCTTACAGAAGTTCTGCTGGAAAGAATGTAGACTCAATCAATCAGGCGGCTGCTGCACAGCAAGCTCTTGAGGTTGACTTAGACTCAATCATTTTTGCATCCGATCCAGAGGCGAAGGCAAACGAGGTCATAGGCCAGATTAACTCCATTCAGAATTTGCCAGAGCCAGAGGCTAAGGGGATGATTGATGCCGCATATCTAAACACTGGTCGTAATATACTCGGCCAGTTCTTTGCTAATTCCAGCTTAACTCGAGATCAGTTGCGCGAGGCGCGTAGTGTTTTTGAGGGTGGAGCCGTCCAAGAGGGTATTCTTTCTGATACTCAAGTCGGCCAGATTGCTAGGGCTAGGTCTTTTGCTGAGGAAGCCAACGGCTTGTCGCAGCTGCGCACTACGTTCAACAGTCAAGCTGGCACGGTCAATGACCGGATCAAGGCTGCTGAGGACCGACAAGATACTTTTGATTTGCGTAATAGCATTTCTCTTGGTCAGGCAAGCCCGACTACATTTGAGAACCGCAGTGAATTTGAAGCGATGCTTAGTGAAAAGTATGCTGACGGTCAGGACATTTCTCGAATCTGGGGAAGCCCTGAGTCTTTTGCAAATCCAACTGCCTTGGCTATGCTCAATGAGGTTACTCAGTCTGGTATGTTGCCGCAGAGTTTGCACAATACATTCACCTCAATGGCGGAGGGTGAGTTTCGTATTGGCGATCCGAACGCGGTACTTTCCCACTACATGAATGTGAGGGACTACCAGTTTGAAGGGCAGAGAATTAACAATCCTGCCATCAATTCTCTAAGCGAAAGTCAGCGGGCTACTTTGGATTATCTTGCCGACATTGTTGATGTTGAGGGCAACATGAGCCCAGATCGCATGGCTGCTATTTACAATCAAAGGCAAGAGTTCATCAATAACCCAAGGGCAAAGGAAAGGGTAGAGGCAGTTCTTGAGTCACCGCTCGATGAATTTGTATTTACCCTTGATGGTATTGATGAAGCGCCTGCATCGTCAGTAAATGCAATGCGCTCCGCAGTTCTAGGGCTTGCATCTCTTGGTGCTTCTGGTCGTGAGATTAAAAGCAACCTAGAGCGTCAGATGGAAAAAACTTATCCTGATGGTCAGGGTTATGTTGTGAATGCAAACGGTGGCGAGAGAACGCGCTTCCCTCTTAGCATTGCTGCTTATGGTCACGAAAACTTGATGAAGACCCACGTTAATAATGTGGTTGCTCAAGTCACTGGATTAGACAGAGCCTCCCTCGGCGGTGATCGTATCCTTGCTCAAGGCGGCAGGGGGGTGGGGTATGTCCGCCCAGAGAATGCGCTGTATCTGGTCCCATTGGACTCTTCCAGCAATGGGGAGGTTCGCTACACAGTGAAGCGTTCTCGTCCACTAGAGGAGGGCGGCGATGAAGTTCTCAATCAAACCGTTTCAGAGGATGGCGTGAGCTACTCCGTTCCGATTATCATTAGCAATAGAGACCCAGCATTTGTCGAGTTGGTTCGACAGGCTGAAATGACCAAACGCTCTGGTGCTCTTCAAGAAGCCGAGGAAATCCAAACATTCTCTGGAACTGGCGAAGGTTCATTCCTTGGCACAATCTTTGGGACTTCTGACTAATGGCTGATCTTAATCGTTACTCCCCCGCGCTGTTCGAGCCAACAATCGTACCAGAGCAATCAACATTCGGGGAGGCGGTTGGTGCAACCTTAGGCTTGAGATTTGCGCCTGTTGCTGAGTCGGCCCTGATTGGCATGAGGTTTGCTGGGGAAGAGACCGACCCCAACTTTAACTGGAAAGAAAGCCTTGGGGATCATGCGCTCTATGCCACCAGCTTGTATGGGGCAAAGAACGCACAGCACATGGCTGCATTGAAGTCGATGATTGACCGCAGCTCTGAGCGTCGTCGCGTAATGTCCAACTCGACAATGATGACACAGCTTGGTGCTGGCTTGCTCGATCCTATTAACTTCATTGCCCTTCCGCTTGGTGGTCCAGCGGTTGGCGTTGCTCGATCTGCATTGCGCGTTGGTGTTGGTACTGCCGTTGTGGAAGGCGCAGCTGAGGCCGTAAACCTACAGCTTGATCCAGTGAAGACCATTGAAGAGGCAACTATTAACACGGCTTCTGCGGCTTTGTTTGGTGGTGCTCTTGGTGGAGCAATCAGCATTCCAATCTCGCGCCGCGCCGTTTCTCTTGAGCGCACTAACCAAGCCAATGCTGAGATGTTTCAGATGGCTACTCGCATTGAGAACCTGAGCGGCATGACGCCAGAGCAAATTCGCAATGCACCTGCCAGAGAAGAGCGCGAGTTCGGTGGCGCTGATGACGCAGAGTTGCGCACAACAATCCGTACATATGAGGCAGATGCTGAAAGCCTTGTAGCTAAAGGCGATATGCAGGCGGCTAATGACCTAAGGAGTCGCTCCCAATCCTTGCGCAATGAGATTGGCCTGCGCCAGCTGGATGAAATCGATGTTGATCTAAATGATCCTTACAGCATTAAGTCCTCTTGGTTTACGGATAGTGCGCTGTTCAAGATGGTCTCTACGCCAATGAAGCGTACCTTGCAGGGTAACTATCCAAGTGCAGTGAAGGAAGTATTCCTGCGCGGCTTTGGCGACAATGGCATTACCTTGGCCCTAAACTCTATTGGCCTTCCTACGCCACAGTCGGTTGCTGTTCGGACTGCTACTCATGCAGGTCGATGGGTTCGGGCGCATGATGATTTGGTTAAGCTCTGGGCATCTGAGACTGGAGCGTCTACTGCGTCTCGCCTTGATCTAAACATGAGCGACATTGCCCGTCGCGCATCTAGGTCTGACGATACCTATCGCAAGTGGCTTACCAATGTCAGTGATAAGCGCATTCGCGGCGTAGAGGATATGACCGAGAATGAGCTAAAGGCATCAAGCATTATCACCAAATACTTCGAGGATGCAGAGGTTCGGCTTGAAGAGGTTGGCCTGCTCAATAGCGATAAGGGAATGTCGCGTCAGATTGAAATGCTCGAGGCGGAGATTAAGAACCTCAAGTCTAGCTTGACTGGCGTTAAGGCAAAGTCTCTTGAGCGTGAGATGGTCAACGGTCGAATCAAAAGGCTGGAAGATCAGGCAAATAGTTTGGATGCCATTCGTCGTGAGCCACGCGGGACAGCTGAGAAGGAACCATTCTTCGCCCGCTTCTTTGACAAAGGCTCGATCCGCAGCAGGCGCAAAGAGTTCGGAGCCATTCTCTATGACTGGTTTGAAAAGAATCCTTCTGTCTATCGCATGGATGAAAGCGGCCAGCCAATAAAGGTAGAGCTAAGTACAAGCCCAGATAAGATTCGTGAGCGCGTAGAGGAAACGATTAAAGGCATTCTTGGCGAGAACGATCCGCTTGGATTGGATACAGTTTCGTTTGGTATGGGCCGCTCTAAGCACTTCCGCAGCCGCCAGTTGGACATCCCCAACAAGTTGGTCGCTGACTTCATGGTTCGAGACCCTCTTGCTGTAATGAAGACTTATGCCGCACGGATTGAGCCGCGCTATGAGTTTGCAAAGCAGTTTGGCAAAGACCTTGAAGGCGTTCGGTTTGACGTTCAGCGCTCTATGATAGCAGCAGGCAAGAGCCAAGTTGAAATTAACAAGGTCATGCGTGACTTCAATCACATGTATGACCGCACCATTGGCACTGTCCTTGAGAATCCAGATGCGCTGAGCCAAAAGGCTGCATTTGTTTTGCGCGAGGCTGCTTCATTTAGTTACATGGGTTCCTCTGGAATTGCCGCTATCCCTGACTTTGGCCGCATTGTCATGGAGTATGACATGGACAATGTGTGGAAGGGCGTTCAGGCGACCTTAGATAAAGAGCGCGTCAACATGACGGTCAATGAAGTGCGCTTGGCTGGTGAAGCGATTGATATTCTCAAGGGCAGTGCGCACATGCGCTTGATGGAGGATATGTCTAACAACATTGATGCCAGTGATATTCTAAGCCAGACACGCAACGCCTTCTATATCCTTAACGGCCTTGCCCCATTGACCACACTTGCAAAGCAGCTTGCTGGCGTGATCGATGCACACCAGATTATTGATTACTCAATCAAGCTGGGCCAAGGAAAGCTGGATGACCAAGCCATTGAGTGGCTTGCCCGCTATGGCATTGGCAAAGACATGGCTGAGAAGATTGCTAGAGCCCCGTTCGAAAAGACTGAGAACGGTTTCTACATGGCAAACACTGACCAGTGGGCTGACAGCATTTTCATCCCAGAGATTGACGGCAAGCAGGTCAGGGTGATCGAAGCAAACGCAGACGGATCGTCAGTTGGTAAGTCCCGCAACGGAAGGTACATTCCTGCGTTCTACAACGACACCACGAAGACCATTAACTTTGATAGGGACTACATCGAAGGTCCAATGTTTGACTCAAAGTCTTGGCTTGATCCAAAGATGGAGGGAGTGAATGCACTGCCTGACATTTTCAAAACACCCAAGCAGTGGTCTAACTTTGTAATGCTGCATGAGATCAATCACTCTCGCTTTCGCAGAGAAGACCTTGGATTTAATGACAAGCAAACGGCTGAGTATGAGAATGCTATCAATGATCTTGCATTAAAGGACTACAGGGAAGCCCAGACAATCAATGAAGAGACGGTGACTCAGTTCCGTGCTGCGCTAAACAGTGGTGTGTTGAATACGATCATGTCTGGTACGCCTGCCGACAAGCCAATCATTACCGATGGTGTGGTCTACATCCCAATGAGCGTTGCTTCTAAGTTTGGTATGAAAGAGCATCCTAAGTTCAAAGGCTATGCCCGAATTGAGAACGGCCTCATGGGTTTGCCATTCCAGTTCTACAGCTTTGTGTTTGCCAACGTGAACAAGACAGTCGGCGCACTGGCTCAGGGGCAGATCAAGAACCGTGCGATTGGTTCTGCTACGATGATGGGCTTGGCCTACATGTCATTACAGCTGCGTACACCAGATTACGTTTGGAACGACATGAGCGCTCAGGATAAGTTCGCTCGAACCTTCGACATGAGCGGGATCATGGCCCTCTACTCAGATATCTTCTACACTTCTATGCATACGTCATTGGCATTGGGCGGACCCAATATAACCAATGGCATTCTGTCACCTAAGTTTAACCAACAGCAGAGTGTGGGCGATGCTATCACTGGCATCGCTGGGGCTGGCCCGTCTTGGGGCTATGACATGGGCAGTTCGATGGTGAATTTTGCCAGTGGTGATTACGCAGAGGGTGGCAAAGACATTGTGCGCAACCTTCCGTTCGCTCGGATGTGGTTCTGGAAGGACGAGGTTAATCAGATCACGAATGCTTGGGCTAACTAATCTGTCCTAGTTTGTTTGTGCGTTGATGCCGTAGCTATGCCTGTGCGACTTCTTAACAAAGGAGTCACCAATGGCAATTAACATCGCTGATAACAACCCGCGCATCGCATATACTGGTGGTGCTGGCCAAACCGAGTTTGCTGTCCCGTTTGTATTCTACGATTCAACAGACCTCACAGTCTATGTAGACGGGGCTGTGGTAACGCCTGCCTCTGTTTCTGGTGGTAGTGGCGCTGGCGGCACAGTCACGCTGTCTGTAGCTTATGATGGCTCTGAGGTTGTTATTGTTCGGGACGTTCCAATCGAACGCACCACTGATCTAACTGCTATCTACAATGCTGATGCGATTGATAATCAGCTTGACCGCATTGCAGTTCAGATTGCTGATCTGAATGACTTGGCATTGCGCTCAATCACAGTGAATGACTATGAGGTTAATCCACCTCTGGCGCTTCCTGAGCTTGATCTTCGTAAAGGCAAGGTTCTTGGGTTCAATTCAAGCACTGGCGCTATTGAGGCTACGTTGAATGCTGCTGAGGTTGGCACGGTTGCGTCTTTGTCTGCTGATATTTCTACGCTTGCTGGTCTGTCTTCTGAAATCACTGCGCTCGATGCTGTCAGCACTGAGATTGGCAATCTGGGCGGCAAGGCTAGTGACATTACGAATGTCTCTAACAACATTGCTTACGTTGAGATTGCTGCCGTTGACATAAGCGGGGCTAACAACATTGGTGCTGTTGGTGCATCGATTGCTGATGTGAATGATGTGGCTGATTCGCTTGGTGAGGTTACTCTGGTTGCTGGAAAGCTAACCAACATTGATACAGTCGCTCTTGGTATCTCGAATGTGAATACTGTTGCCACTAACATTGCTGCAACAAATGCTGTTGGTGGCAATATCTCTGCTGTTACTGGCGTCAACGCATCTTTGACTCAGGTTGGTACGGTTCACACCAACATTGGCAACGTGAATATCGTTGGTAATAGCATCGATGATGTAAACGATGTGGCTAATAGCATTGCAAATGTAAGCACTGTTGCTGCTGACTTGGCTGACATTGGTACTGTTGCTGGCATTTCCAACAATGTTTCTACGGTTGCTGGAATTTCCAGTGAGGTAACTACGGTTGCTGGGATCACTGGCGCGATTGCTACAGTAAATACCAATGAGGCTGACATTGCTGCTGCGGCTGGTGCAGTCGGTAACATCAATAAGGTTGCTTCGAGCATTTCCAATGTAAACATTGTCGGGGCAAACATTTCGAATGTGAATGCGCTTGGGCCTTATGCCGACGACATTGGTTCTGTTGCTGGTATTAGCTCTGACGTTTCTACGATTGCAGCTGAGATTGATGCCCTTGTTGACATTCAAGGTTCTGTTGATGCCGCTGCTGCTTCTGCGGTAACTGCTGCGACTGAAGCCTCTGACGCTGAGTCTGCGCGAGATCAATCTCAAGATGCGCGAGATCAATCGCAAGATGCGCGTGACACTGCCAACCTTCACAAGCTGGCTGCTGAGGCTGCTGCTACGTCAGCTACAAGCACTGCCGCTGCACTCACTGGCTTTGACCTAGAGGCCATCGCAGCTACCAAAGCTGGCACAGCCATAGACGTATTCGTCTATGACACCTCGAAGGACTCTGACGGCGGTGCATGGCGTAAGCGGACACAAGGCACAAGCTGGTACAATGAGACGCTGGACACAGCAACCCGTGGTTCTCGCCGTGAGTTCCCTGCTGTTGCTGTGATTGTGGCTGAGGCTACCAAGGTTACTATTTATGATGGTGATGATCCAAGCCTGCCGATGTGGATGGTGCTTAATGTCACAGGGGTGATCTCTGCGGTCTCGGCGCTAAATGGCAGAGTTGCTGTTGGACGAGATGTAGGTGTTTCTGAGTTAGATTTTCCAGCTGATATCGCCCGCCTTCAAATAAGAGCCAGCAGTGCGGGGTATGAAGCAAATATTCTAAACAGAGACTCTCAGCCTGCTACAACTACATCACCTGAATACCCAATTATTAATTCCAACGTCAACGACGTAGCCATGACCGTCCTGCCCGACGCCCCGATTGACCCTGCGACTGGGCTTCCTGTGCCTACGATTGCAGTGGCGACTGCTGGTGGCACGAGTGTGATTACCGACAGCGGTGATGTGTACGATAGCGTTTCTGAGGTCGAAATGGCGTATTTGGGATTTGTTGATGTCGGCTTGTGGTTTGGGAGAGACACAACGATGAACTTTGCAACATATGCTGACATTGCCGCTGGTGATGGGTTTGGTGATTTAAGGAGCTCAACAGGAAGTCCAGGAAGTGATCGAGCCAAGCAACCCACCCGCATCAGAACTGATTTTACAACAAGTCAAAACGATTTAGCATACTCTGGAAATGTTGCCCCGACTGGGTTGGGTTTGACATCAGTAGACTACAACACGTTTGGCAGCAGCATGTCCGCCTTACTCACCTCCACCTACAACACAGGTTGGATGAATGGCAACATCAAGGGTGTTTTCCTGTCCGATACCGATGACACCGATCTGGTTGAGTCTGGTGAGTTGGTGACGAATGGGACGTTTGATACTGACCTGACAGGCTGGACTGCTGAACCGAATGCCACAGCGACATGGAATGCTGGTACAATGGAGGTGGTTGTTACCACTTCTAACGACTGGGTTTATCAGGCGATAACAACAACTGTTGGGGCGACCTATCAAATCTCCTTTGACTTCACAAAGGCAGGCGGTGGTCGGTTCTACGTTGGAACATCTATCGGGAGTGGTAACTTGGCGGGGGCTTCTAATACCGGAAGTCACGTTCAAACTTTCGTTGCCACAACGACAACTACTTACATTGCTGTAGGCGAACCTGCGCAATCAGGTGCCACACAAGTTGTTGACAACATCTCCGTCCGCAGTTCAGATGCCGACCGCTCGGTGAACGCCAACGGCCTGATCGTCAACGGCACTGTAACCCGCACCCCTGTAGCAACTGGCGCTGATCTGGTTGGGTATAGCGGATGGAACGATACGAATTATCTATATCAGCCGCCGAACGCTGATCTGGATTTTGGCATTGGCGACTTCAGCATCATGGTTTGGGGTAAGCAAGCCGCCGCATCGCCGCAGAACAGATACATTGTTAGAAAAGGCCCCACCTTAGAGGGGTGGCGCTTTTATATGGCGTGGGGAACGGGCCTCCTATATTTCAACGCACGGGATGGAGTAAATAACGCTCTAGTCAGCTCATCCGCAACTGTTGACAATAAAGGCTTTGTGCAAATGGCAGTGTGCCGTCGCGCTGGAGTGCTTGAGTTATATGTGAATGGCGAGTTAAGCGGCACATTAGATAGCGCGGCATCTGCGGCTGTTGATATGTCTCACATGACCGCGAGTGACCTTCTGGTCGGCATTAGGGATGTTGGTGAGAGCAACGAGGCATGGGCGAATGAGTTAGCCCTCCTGCGCTTCTCAGCCACCGCACCCACAGCCGAGCAGATCGCCAAAATCTACAACGACGAAAAGGTGCTGTTCCAAGAGAATGCACAGGCAACCCTCTACGGTTCCTCAGATGCAGTCACAGCCTTGGCTCACGACGATGCCACGAACCTGCTCCATGTAGGTACGAGTGCTGGACGTTCAGTCTTCCAAGGTCTGCGTCGAGTATCCAACACGACCACTGCGGTCGGAACTGCAATCAGTGCCAGCAATGGCCTAGTGGTCGAGGAGTAAACCATGACTGTTTATATTGAAAAGCCAGCGGTTAACCTCCGTGAAGAACTGGCCTCCCTGCGCAATCAGGGGGGCTATCAAGAGCAGCAGTTTTACTTTGATGGTCTGGTGACGAATGGCGCGTTTGATACTGATACGGATTGGGTGGTTCAAGATGGTTGGACGATTAGTGGTGGTAAGTTAAACATCGGGGACGTAGCCGCAAGCACTCGTGCTTATAATGCTGGTGGTAAAGTTCTTGACCCAACAAAAAACCACTCCGTTACTTTTACGATCAGTGCTTCTACTGCTAACTATGGCGTTCTAATTAGGTTAAGTAACGCTTCTGGCACTAGTAGATACACCCCAAATATTTACTACACCGCTGATGGGACGTACACTGTAGTGATATCCGCTGGCTCTTTTACTGCTACCGATGCGCTTATGGGCTTTTATCGTGTTGGCTCTCACACGGGGACGTTAAGCATCGACAACGTTTCCATCTACGAAACCGATGGCACTGACGTAGTCCACAAACTCCCAAAAGGCTGGGTTCCCAAGGATGTCTTTGAGGATGGCCTGTTGCAGCGTGAAGGTGCAGCCCACGACTACGAGGTGGTCTACGATGGCTTTGACTATAAAGTAAAACCAACCGTAGCCCCCTCAGGCACCACTCAAACTTGCGTGATTGGAGTTAAAGCATGACCATCTTTGTAACAAAGGGCGACTTGCCTCTGACCCCAGCACAACTTGAGAAACGTGCGCAGAAGCACATCAAGCGGGTCTGGTCTGACCAAGCCCGTGAGAAGTCCATCCGCCTAGCTGACGGTGCTTTCGATGCTTTCATGTCTGCCTTCTCAGCAGATCACGATGTGAACCTAGCCAACAACACGTTCAACTGGCAGCTTTCTGAGTATCGCAAGGCTACTACACGGTTGGCTCAATACATCTTGGCTGATGGTCGTGCCGAAGTATGGGAAGACCAGCCGACTGGTGAGTATGACGAGGAGGGCAATGAGGTCATGGAGAGTGTGCTTGTTCAGTCCGCCATTGATCCGCTCGATGCCACTGTTGAGCAGCCTGTCTACGACGATGAAGGTAATCAGACTGGCACTGAGACTGTGCCAAACCCACTCATTGTTGCAGATGAAGCGGAGCGGGCTGCGGCGCAGGCCATTGTTGATGGCACAGCTCAAGACGTAAAGGATTTCTAAATGTCGGAAGATCGCCTAGAGCGCATGGAAAAAAAGCTGGATAATTTGGCTGACGCTTTAGTGTCGCTTGTCCGCATGGAGGAGCGCATGGTCACATTGTTTAAACGGATGGATAGCTATGACGAGAACCAGCGCGAGATGGGCAAGCGGATCGGCACTTTGGAGCATAGCACAAACAGCAACGGGCAGATGCTCAGGTTTGTTGAGCGGTTATTCTGGATTGTCGCCACGGCAGCAGTTGGCTACTTCTTTGTAAACAAGTGAGGACACGACGATGAACCTGACGTATTCAAACTACAAGATAGTTCCTGATGCTGTCTGGAAGTGGCTTTCATTTAGTCCACGCGAGATGGCCTGCAAAGGCACTGGCAAGCTGATGCTTAACAGCGATGCAATGGATAAGCTGCAAGCCCTGCGCGATGCACTTGGCAAGCCGTTGATTATTACGTCTGCCTATCGGTCGCCTGAGCATAACCGTGCAGTTGGCGGCGCAACAAAGTCAAAGCACATGGAGGGTATCGCCTTCGACGTGCGCATGGACAACCATGAGCCAGAGGTCTTTGAATTTGAGGCAATGAAGGCTGGCTTCACTGGCTTCGGTTACTATCCCAAGTCCGGCTTCATGCACATTGACACTGGGCCTGAGCGCACATGGGGTACACCGTGGCCACGCAGCGTAACTGACTGGCCTGTCGAGCCACCGCGTCAGCCAGAAACACTGGCTCAAGACAAAGACGCCAAGGCAGCGGCTGGAGCAGGGGTAGCAGGCGCAGTAGCAGTAGCTGCTGACTACCTGCCTATCCTTGGCAGCTTGGGCGACACAGCGCAGATTATCGCGGTCCTAGCGGCAGCTGCATTCATCGGCTACATTCTGTGGAAGCGGGCATGAGAGCATATCTGTCTGGCATAGTGGCGGCACTGGTCGCTCTTGGTGCAGCCCTGATCTATGCCAAGGGCCGAAGGGACGCTGACAATGATAATCACATTGACGACTACAACGAGTATATCTCGACGCGCAGGCGGATGGATGAAACCGCTGGCCCTTCTGACGCTGATGTCCAGCGGTGGCTGCATGAGCGCGGCAAGTACAAGCGCAATCTGTGATGGGTCGCTTGACCTACGGACGAATCATGCGGCGGCTTTATCGCAGGATGGCGGACCGCTATCGCAAAAAACAGGGGCGGCGTTGATTGGTTCTCTTGACGTTGGTTGTCAGGACACATAAAAAACCCAAGTGGGCGGCGCTTGAATGAAATACTAAGGTTATGATCTAGCCGGACGTGCTACCGAATGCGCCACATTCTGACTTTCCGCGCCGCTCACACGATTACTCCTCCAACTCCCCGCCCAATGCCATATAGCCGCAAGCATCAACGCTGCTGTCCCGATGTGGACCGTTGCGCAGGCGGGCAATCTTGAGCAACGCCATGAGATGGCATACGTCGGCGGGGCTAACAGCGTGGCCAAGGTATGCCGACCACATATCGGCAATGGCTAAGAAGTTCTCATGCGGCTTACCGTAATGAGTCTGCCGTTCGCCATTAATAAGTTCTTCGGCCTCTTTCAAAATGTCGGTTCTAGTGTTCATATCGTTCTCCTTATGCAAGCCACTCACAGCCCCATCTCCTCTGCATACGCATCTCGCACAAAAGCGGTTAGAAGCTCTGCCAGCGACATGCCGCGTGGCAGTTGATTCAGCAGCCACAACAATTCTTCTTCGCTCAAGCCGCTAAGAGCCTTCTTGATGCTGCCACGGTCAGACTCATTCTCCTTCAAGAACAACGTCACTTGGTCGTGGCGATTCATTATGGGCTTTTGCGGCAGCAGGCCCAGTTCGCGGGCTTTGGTTATACGAGTGCCGACCCAATTTCTGTTTCTATCAAGTGTCTCCCCGATCTGAATGTTGCTCATGCCCTGCGCCCGCAACTTTGCGACCGCCGCTGCACCTTCTGTCTTGCTCATGTACTTCATTCCCCCAACCCCTCTGGTCGCGCCACTGGGCGCATGGATGTGAAGCTATCGAGGCAGTAACCATCGGCCTTCGCGCTATCTACTGAGGCCATCGTCAGCATGATGTCGATGTGATCGGCGCATGTTAGCTGCGTTGTGGTGACTTCGTAGTATCCGGCGGGCATCGCGGCCCCCGATACCGTGATGATTGTCAGGACTGTTGATAGTGTTGGCATTGGTTATTCTCCCTTTCCGTGATCCAGCAGGAATCTGATCGGTGCGTTTTTGATTTCGACTGTTTCGACTCTGCTTGCTTCGTATAGTTCTTGCAGGCGTTGCACCTGACGCTGGGCAATCTCGGCCAATGCCTTGATCTCTTCTGCGTCCTGCCTTGCTGTGCTGTGTCGCTTAGCATCGAGCCGCATGATCTCTGCCTTGCGCTCGATGCGATTGAGTGCTGCGGTGAGCGTTGTTCCCTTCATTCTCCTTGCTCCTCATACATTACGTCCAGCGCGATTGAGGCCATTGTATCCATGATTGTCAGGCCTTCTGGCGTTTGGCTAACCAGCCACCATAAGAGTTTATCACCACCCTTTTCGTATACGGCACTGCTTAGTGAGCCGATCGTTCTGTCGCTGGATGCAATGATGCGATCATAAGCGCGTCTTGCCATTTGCTTTTTGTTTACATCGATTTTCTTTTTGGGCTGTGGGATGCGACATGATTGGTGCTTTTGAAAAGATGATTCCCGATCACAACCGTGATTGTTTTCGATGTGCTTATCGATCCCATTGTAAACGGTTGTTCTGT